GAGGAGATGGAAGAAACTCGCAAGGGGCCTATTCCGGGCGGAGGTAAGTCCGCACGACCTCGCGCTGTACGCCGGCGCTTGAGGAATGCGGGAGCTCAGGGCCGCACCGAGGAAGAGATTCTCGAAGACATCGAGACGCTCTACCAGAAGCCAGTCGATGAATGGGACTGGGAAGAGCTTTCCCGGGGTATGCCCCGAGGGCCAGACGGGAAATTCGCCGGTCGTCGTCCCAAGTGGATTACGCCGGCCGTTCAGTCCGAAGCGAAGCGCCGTATGCGTCTGCTGAGCGAAGAGCAGCTCATGACCCACGCGGACGCTGCGATCAAGACCCTTACGCAGCTCATGGGCGATCAGGACACGGACGAGAAGGGCAACTACGTTGTCCCTGCTGCTGTCAAGCTCCAGGCCGCTCAGTACATCCTGAACCACACAATCGGAACCCCCAAGGCTCGAGTCGAGATCGAGTCTCATTCGCCTCTCATGGAAATGATGGGCGCGGTGCTCATCAACCCCGATGGTGAACGGTCTCACCACGTCATCATCGAGGGTGAAGTGGTCGAGGATGAAGAAGGTGATGGAGGTGAGTGATGGCACGCGGGATAGCCAAGGGCGGACGAGGCAAGAAGGACAAGCGCAAGAAGGGTCAGAAGCGCTAGACCCGTGTGACTGCGGACAGACTCGAGGGTGGCATGAGCTGAACAACACTCGGCACAAGTTCACCCCGAAGGGCCAGGCTATCGACACGCGCCAGTTCGACCGTAAGCGCACGAGAGAACGTCGCGAGGGTGATTCCCCGTCGAGGCGCGTTCTAAGCGCGCAGGGAGCAGCTGAGCGGGGCGTATTGCGTCCTGTTTCGTCGCCGTTCGACCCCGTGTTGCGCATGGCGCTGATAGACGCAGGAATCATCACGGTCGAACAGCTGCAGGAAGCGGAGAAGAAGATCGCCGTGTTCACCCAGCAGGTGACGCAGACCGGACTGGTATACCGGGGAGGCGAGAATGCCGACGCCTGAGTATGGGCCGGGTGTATTCGGCGAGAAGTACGGGAAGCCCTGGGTAAAGCCCGCTGCTGACGGATCCAAGGGCTCCGAGTACGGTGGTGTGGAAGGGTTGATCGCCCCGCCGCCACACGACGTGAAGGATTACGCTCGTGAGCAGCTCATGCTGCTGATGAACACGGATCCCGGTGACGAGATGTCAGGGGCGGATCTCCCTCCGATGAAGACTGTCAGGAACTACAACGAATGATCCAGAGGCGATGGACCGCCGTCACCCTGGGATTCCTGCTCGCGGTGTGGACGGCAACTATCGCCTACCGGACTAATCCGGTTATTCCTTTGCCCAAACTCTTTCCACCGCTGCCAGTGACCCAGTGTTCTAACCTCATTCCGGGCGATCTTGCGGTCGAGCGATGGGTGCCGAGGGTATGCTACGTGCAGGAACGGTAATGATAGGGTTCGCCCTGGGCTGCGCGCTTTTCTTGTCGCGGCCTGAGGGCCTGGTGCCAGTGGTTTTCCTCACGGTAATGGGCTCTGTCCTAGTTCTCGTAGCGCCCAAGGAGTGTAACTGTGCAGCCATTCATGCTGCCGAAAGCCGACGCGATCCTCTGGAAGGACGACAGGAGCCGAGCGTACGGCATACGGCCACTTCTCACCGTCGACGGACCGCCAAAGAAGGTGATCTGGCTCCCGCCCAAGAACAGCCACCTGCCACTTGACCAGGGTCAAGAGGGAGCTTGTGTCGGGTTTGGCTGGTCAGCTGAGCTGCAGGTGCCGCCGGTAGAGATTCCGGTGCATAGTCAGTTCGCTCACAGTTTCTACCTGGGCGCTCGTGATGTGGATCGGAAGGCCGGTCGGTTCTTCGCAGAGGGCGCGACGGTTCTGGCGGGTGGGATGTACGCCATTCGTCGGGGCTGGGTCAAAGAGATCCGCTGGTGCTTCGGGATGAATGACCTCCAGGACACCGTCACCACACGCGGGCCGGTCGTCCTGGGCATTCCGTGGAAAGCCGGGATGTACCAGACTGATGACGATGGGCGGGTGTGGGTCAATGGTGAGACTGTTGGCGGTCATTGCATTCTCTGCATCGGCTTTTGGCCGAATCACCCCCTCTGGGGTAACGTCTATGTCGTGCTGAATTCCTACGGCAAGAGCTGGGGCATCAACGGAATCGGCTACATCACCGAGGGCGACATGCGGCGATTGCTCATTGACGAGCAGGGTGAAGCCTGTATTGCCACCGACATTGCCCCTCAGCCGAAGAAGCCGCTCTGGCGGAGGTTCGTTGACTCTTTCGCCGCATAAACTGCCCGATCACAGCGGGTAGAGGAAGGCGGTAACGTGGATTATCAGGCTGCGAAGGACCTGGTTCTCCTCGGGGTCCGCATGGATGCTCTCGAGAACAGGATGGACGAGATGGGACAGATGACCGAGGCGGCCATCGGCGAGCTCACCGGCGCCGTGAGTGAGGTCGAGCAGGAGATCACCGCCCTGAAGAACGAGATCGAGACGGGCCAGGCGTCCGACGCCGACGTGGCGAACCGTCTGGGCGGTCTCGCGACCCGACTGCGCAACGCCAGCCCGGACACCCCCGTGGTGACGGAGCCGACGGAGCCGGTGACCGAGCCGACGGACAGCACGGCGGAGACCGACAACACGGACAACGTCTGATCTGAGTGAACGCGGCGGTCCCTGCCTAATGACAGTAGGTGGGGGCTGCCGTTCTCAGTCATTACTCCGGTCAATCCTGGATGATAAAGTTACCCAGTGACCGGGCACGAGGATAGCGAGAATGATCGAGTAGCCGAGGGGCTACATAATACTCTAGCGACGTTCTTTCGGGAGAGCCCAGACCGGGCTATGCTCCTGAAATGGACACTACAAGCCGAGGTAATAGACCACGACGGTACTTCAGCCTTGTGGACGCTATCCATGCCGGGAATGGCTATATGGGAGCGCCAAGCATTCACCCGTCATGCCCTGAAGTACTATGACTGGGTGCAGCAGAGGGCCAATGAGGAGGGTGTGGGATGACTGGCCAGAAGGTATTTCGGAAGGACGAGTACTTCGCCCGGACGGGATACGTTCCGCACGACGGTCAGAAGGTCCTTCACTACACCTCGAAGCGTTTTCGGGTCGTTTCCAACGGACGACGGTGGGGTAAGACCCTTTTCGGCGCCAAGGAAGTTGAGCCGTGCGGCCTGACCGTGTCCTCGATTACGGGAAAGCCTCAGACAGGGTGGATTGTCGGCCCTCAATTCGCGGATGCGGAGAAGGAATTCCGGGTGGTTTACGACACCTTCCGGAAGCTGGGGATTGACAAGCACTCCATCAAGTTCGTAAACAACGTGGACAATGGCTCCATGGTCATCAAGACCAACTGGGGCTTTGAATTGCTCTGCAAGTCTGCGAAACACCCCGAGACACTGGTGGGTGAGGGTCTTGACTTCGTTCTCATGGTTGAAGCAGGACGCCATCGCCGTAGAACTTGGGGACAGTACCTCCGGCCTGCTCTTTCTGATAAGCGCGGCTGGGCCATCTTTTCGGGCGTACCAGAGGGTCGGTCCGAGAACAGTCTGCTGTTTGCTTTGTGGGCAAGAGGACAAGACGACTCTTATCCTTACTGGGGTTCCTGGCGCATGCCGTCATGGACTAATAACATCGTATTTCCGGGCGGCCGCAATGATCCTGAGATCAAGGAAGCGGAAAGCGACCTAACGGAAGACGAGTTCATGCGCCAGTACGGCGCAATGTTCGTCGAGAAGACCGGCGTCGTCATGAAGGAATGGGACGACGAAGTCCACTGGAAGAACCTGAAGTACAACCCCGGATGGCCCGTCTACGGTGCGGTTGACTACGGGTTCACCAACCGGTTCGTGTGGCTGTGGATTCAGGTCGACGAAGAGGGCAACTGCTACGTAATCCGTGAGCGAGGCTGGACGCTCAAGGACACGGTCGAGATTGCCGAAGAGCTCAAGAATGACCCCATCGACGGGCCTCTGTCCCGCGTGGCGACCGCATTCTACCCAGACCCTGCCGAGCCTGACGACACGCTGACCATCTCGAGGGCGTTGAAGATCCCCAGCCGGGGCAATACTGGTGGCGAGCTGAAGACTCGACTTGCCATTATTCGCTCCAAGCTGAAGACGTACCCGAACCATCTGCCATTAGACCACCCTGAGCGTCGCCCACACTTGCTGGTAGATCGGCAATGTGCGACACTTAGATGGGAAATGGCGGAGGGCTACAAGTGGCCCGAACACCGCTCAGAGGTCACCTCCGAGAAAGAGCATCCAATGGACAAGGATAACCACAGCGTGGAAGCCCTCGGGCGATTCATGCGTGGCTACTACGGGATGCCGGGTCAGCGTAAGGCTCGCTCTCGAGTTTCTACGGCAAAGATGGGAGGCTGACGATGACTGCTCCCATGACTCCGTACTCTACGCTGAACCTGTTCTGGCCCCAGCTCATGCCGACGTGGATTCCGGACGAGCTCGACCAGCAGCGGATCCAGTCGTACCAGATCTACGAGCAGATCTACTGGAACATGCCGGAGACGTTCAAGCTCGTCTACCGTGGCCAGGAAGATAAGCCGATCTACGTGCCGTCGGGCCGGACGATCATCGAGGCGACCAACCGCTACATCGCCCCGGACTTCGGCTTCACTGTGGCGCCTCGCATGGGCAGCGAGCAGACGGTCAATTCCGAGGTAATCTCCCAGGCGACGGCTTTCCTGGAGGACCTGTTCACTCGTGAGCGATTCTTCTCCAAGTTCGCCGGGAACAAGCGCTATGGACTCATCCGAGGTGACTGGCTCTGGCACATTGTCGCCGACTCGACTAAGCCAGAGGGAAGTCGCGTCTCGATTTACCCTCTCGACCCAGGATCTTACTTTCCCATCTGGCACCCTGACGACCTGGACCGGGTGCTCGGGTGTCACATTGTTGACACCTTCATCGAGAACGATGAGACGTTCATCAAGCGGCTGACCTACCGCAAGAATGAGACGCCGGGTGGTGCGATCTCGGTCGAGGAAGCGATCTTTAAGCTGGATGATTGGCAGGGCCCCGCGGCCAAGCCGATTAAGATCATTCGGCCTCTGCAATTCGTGCCGGGCATCACGACTCTGCCGGTCTACCACATCAAGAACTTCGAGGAGCCCGCCAACCCGTTCGGGTCGTCGGAACTGCGGGGTGTGGAACGCCTGATCGGCGCGGTCAACCAGTCCATTTCGGATGAGGAGCTTGCCCTCGCGCTGGAAGGGTTGGGTCTGTATGCCACCGACGCACCGCGTCCTACGAATGATGATGGCGAGGAGACTGATTGGGTCCTCGGCCCTGGTCGAGTCGTGGAGATGGATCCGGGACATACTTTCAATCGGATCAGCGGCATTAGCTCTGTCTCCCCGTATCAGGATCACGTCGGCTATCTGGAGAAGCGTCTCTTCCAGGCCCTGGGAGTTAGCGATGCTGCTCTCGGCATTGTGGACGTCTCGGTCGCTCAATCGGGCATTGCGCTGCAGTTGCAGTTCCAGCCGATGGTCGCAAAGACGAACGAGAAGGACCGGGACATCATCGATGTCCACGCCCAGATGTTCTACGACCTCGTCACGCAGTGGCTGCCCACATACGAGGGCGTAAGCTTTGAGGGCATGCGGGTTCTGCCTCGTATCGGCGGGAAGATTCCCATCGACCGGGTAGCGAAGTTCACTGAGCTGAAGCAGATGCTCGAGCTGGGCGTCATCTCCGCGGCTTACTACCGCATGGAGGCTGCTCGACTCGGTTACGTCTTCCCGGACGACATCGAAGAGCAGATCGACAAGGAGCGCAAGGCGAAGGCTGCTGCTGAGGCTGCCGCTGATCCGTACGCTCAGCGAGTAGACGAGGAGCTGACCGATGCCCCGACGGCCGGCAGCGAGATCGCTACTGAATAGCTTCCTGGGCGAGCAAGTCCAGGTCGACGCAGAACTGGCGCAGGTGTTGCAACTTGCCGCTAGGCAATCTGCGGCGCAGGTGAGGCGACTCAACCTGAAGAAGGGCACGTCCGTCGGTGCTCGCGTGAGGGCAGCGCAGTTTCAGCAGGTACTGTCAGAGATTCTACGGATTCAGAGTGATCTGTGGGTCGATGGGGTACAGGGCACGATCCTGCGCAACCTCGAGCGAGCTGAGCGAGCTGCTGAAGCGTCGCTGGATGATGTCGGGCTCATTCTAGAGAATGCCGTTGGCGAGAGACGCGCTGCGGCATTACTGGAGGGGTTCAGGCAGGCAGCCAAGGCGGGAATGCGGCTGGACCGTACGCGACGTGCTCGGGCACTATCCGCCAGGGTGTGGAAGAATGCGTCTCTGGCGCAGGGGCGAGTGGAAAGGCTAATTCGAGCCGGAATCATCCAGGGACTGACCGCCCGGGAACTGGCTCAGAATGTCCGATCTCACATTTCCCCTACCACGCCGGGCGGTGTAGGATATGCCGCGATGCGACTTGCTCGAACGGAGCTCAACAATGCTTTCCACGAAGCACAGAAGCACACTGCGGCAGCGCCGTGGGTGCGGGCAGTGCGGTGGAACTTGTCGGGCACCCATAAGAGTCGCGTCAAGGGCACGGATAAATGCGATCTGATGGCTACTCAGAACATCTTCGATCTGGGGCCGGGGCGATATCCAGCGGATGAGATCCCCGATAAGCCACACCCGCAGTGTCTGTGCTTTGTCACGTACGAAAGCGTCTCCGAGACGGAGATGCTGGACATGCTCCCAGCGATAGTACGCGCTCGGCGAGCCACCGCATAGGGGTCAGAGGCCCCGGAACGGAGTGAACGATGAGCGACACGACCAGCTCTGAGAACGACCAGAACGAGGGCGGACAGGGCGCCCCTGGCGACGACACCGAGGGTACGTCTTCGGGCTCGCAGGGGACGACTGGGCGCCAGCAGGAAGGCTCAGAGAACGAGGGCACGGGCGACACCGTGTCGCGCGACGAGTTCGAGGCGATCAAGCGGCGGATGCAGGCCGCTGACCAGCGCGCCGCCAAGCTCGAGCAGGAGAAGGCTGAGCAGGCGCGCAAGGAGAAGTCTGACCTGGAGAACGCCAAGGCGGATCTGGAGCAGGCCCAGGCTCGAATCTCGGAACTCGAGCAGCTCGTCAACTCCACTGCGGTGGAAACCGAGTTCGTCAAGTACGGCAAGCACGAC